TAAGAAATATTTTTGTATAGTTTTCTTTCCAGTTCATTAGTTTTCCAAAGGAACTGTTTCTCCTGCGGTTAACTTTACTACTGAAAAGTCCTTGCAGTTAAATAAGTCATTCAATTTTTTTGCTAAATTTATTGCATGACCTGGATTAGAAAATGAAACTTTCTTATATTTAGGACCAGGGTAGTTGGTTAAACTATGTGAAGATTTTAAATTAAATGGTTTATTGTTAAAAAAAACTGCCCATATAGCGTCAGCGTTTAATATTTGTTCGCTTTTATATGTTTTTTTATCTATAAACTCTAATAAAACAGTTGGTTTAGGTCTACTCATATACGTTGTCCTTTAATTAACTACGTATATATTTATCTATTTTTACCAACTATTTCCGCCGTCCAACCTTACTTCTATAGTCTCGTCGTCTTTGTTATTGGTTTTTATAAGCAAAGATTCTAGATCACCATTAAGCCTAGCCATTACTTCGCCTAACGTAAAAGCTAATCTTTTTGCTTGCTGAATATTAAGTGTTACATCTCTAGATTGACCTGCATCTGCACTTTTAACTTGAGAAATAAACTGTTGTATTGCTATAGTGTTTAATGGCTCACTTTGCATTTGCTTTACTCAATTCAGTTCTCATTTCTAATGCAGTTTTAAAAGGACCTTTGTATGGATAGCGTTCAACTGTAATAGCTTTAGGACAAAAACTTTTAACCCAACCTTTATCAAATCTAATAATATAGAAACCTGCACAGTACAAACTTTTTGATTTTGTACTTTTAGTAAACAACGGTAATTTTTGTTTAACATCATATAAAGGGTTATGTGGTGTACAGCTAGTTGGAAATCCATGTACGTCATCTAAAGTAACTTCAGTAATTTCTAAAGAACTCCAACTTAGTTTTCCTAGGTCTTTTTCAAGGTCTATTTTATTGTTTACAAATCTAGAGCCATTTACATCAGTGACCATATACCGTTCATCTGAATATGCTAGAGTGGCAACTTTGTTGCCTTCATTTTCAATAATCCAAAACTTACCGTCGATTATTTCTTTTGCTTTTATTGTCATGCTACATACCTCGCTTGTAATGGCTCAGCATAGCTCTGAGCCTGTTCGCTTACACGTTGAAGATCCCATAAGGCACAAAACTTCATTAGTCGCAAACCAACTTGTGTTATTTGTTTAGGTTGTTCTATAGCGTCTTCGATAACATCATTAATAATACTTCTAATATTAGCCGGCTGTGCTGTCAAATCACATAGTACAACGTTTCTATTATAATCATCTAGTACACGATGTTCAACACCATTATGGTCTACCCAACGCTGTAACATCATGTTATTCCAGTTAAAGCCTTTGTTGTCTTTATCTGCAAACGCTTCAGTTAAGCCTACTTTATTCTTAGTGCCTTTTACTCTAACACCTGGAAATGCACTAAACACATTGTCACTCTTATCCCCACGCATACACTTTTCAAACAACATAAATGCAGGATTAGGTGCAGGTTTTTCTAGTTTAGTTTTTTTGTCAATTATACGTAGGCCTTTCTTATCAAAGTAGCCTTCATGTGTAATAGTAGTTTCTGTAACGCCATTGTATTGTTTAACATTAGGTGCAATAAGTTGTGCAAAGTCGCCATCTGTACTAATAATAACATGGTGATCATTAGGGTGTGCTTGTATCCAACCAGCAATTAAATCATCTGCTTCTAATTCTTTATGTTGTAATACTGAACAGTTAGTCTTAGTACCTACGAAGTCTTTAAACGTGTCAAAGGCTTCCCAAAACAACTTATCTTCTTGTTCTTCTTTTTCAGTTAGTGCTGCACGAGCATCGCTTCTATTACGTTTGTAAGGCTCATAAAAGTCCTTGCGCCAACTGCGACCCTCTAAACAGAAAACAACATGATCTGCACTAAAGTCTTGCCAAGCCTTTCTAACACCTGCTAAGGTAATATGAAATGCCATGCCGACTTTAGTGTCTAAGTCGCCTCTAATAACGTGCCTTGCACGAAAAAATGTATTTGCTGTATCTACTAGTACGTAAGTTGCCATTAGTTTGCCTTTGTGTAAATTATAGTACTATTATAACACCAGATCTGGCTTGTGTCAACCATTAAGATACTTCACTTTTGTCATCACTCAATGGTTTGACATTTATGTATCCTGCACCTCGATCGGTATCCATGCCTTCTTCTGATAACATGTTATAAACAATATCCTTAAACCAACGGTCTACAATTTCTTCTTCGGGATCTTGTTCAGTCCCGTATCCGTTTTGAATTAATTCTACGATGAAATACTTATTCCAATCGAGCTCAAAGAATCCGTTTCGAATGTTATTTTCGTTTACTTTCATATCAAGAACATTTACCCAAGACTGTTTCTTGCGTGTATGATATTCTTTAGGATCTTTTTTCCTTAACAATTCAAGTTTTTCTTCTTCAACTTTTGCTTTTTCTGCTTCTACCTTATCCATGCCAGTTAGCTTTTTAATAAAGTTTTTCATATTAGTCCTTTTTTACGTAAGTTTTCTGTTGGATCCTCTTTAACAATAGGAGCCTTCATTGCCTTTTCGTGCTGTGCGTTTTTAAAATCATATAAAGCATCCATATCTCTACTATGTTCCCCAGGCATTTCCGAATAAGCTGATATGGAGTCTGGGGGTAAATCGCCATCCTTCTGCCATACACGCTTCAGCAACGTCTTTAACGTTGAGAGAATATTCTTCACTGCGTCCGCCCAACGGCATAAGATATACCGGACATTGTACCCCGGCGTCTCTGTAAGTGTCCACAGCTTTTTTAACTTCATCAAAATCGTCTTGAGTAGCGACAACAAACTTAAAATACATGTCACTGCCGTCAACAAGGTTATATTCACTAGCCACATCAGGCTTAATAGCAGTATCCCAAGGTTCTCCACTAACACTAAGTTTTGGGGAACAACTCCAAGTGACTTGGATTCTGTCTTGATTGTTGAGATAGTCGAAGAGATCATCGTGTAAATGTTGTGTAGTATTTGTTTCAAATGTAATGTTCCTTAGGTCTTTCATACGTGGATGTTCAAATAGCTCTACATACAGTCGTTGCCACGCCAACAACGGTTCGCCACCTGTCATGATCAAATGTACATCTTGACCATTATCCTGTACCCATTTACCATTAGGTGTAAGAGATAGTAAATGTTCAACTACTTCGTCAACGGTTGCTTGTCTATTAAACTTTTTAAACTCGGGATAGATACTTGCATATGTATCACAACCTGTATGTATAATAGGTAAGTCGTTAAACTCTTTTGTAGTTTCGTGTACTCCTGCATCAAGTAAACCTTGTACTTCTGCCTTATGAATAATACCTTGTTTTTGTTTTTCAGCACGATCTGGTTCTACTGTTAATCCAAAGTTCATGCAACGAAAGTTACAACCGAATGTACGCAGGAACACACTAGGTACTCCTACAAACTTGCCTTCGCCTTGTACTGAATAAAATGCTTCTGAATATCTAAGTTTCATATTAGGCTCCACATGCAAACTGTTGTTGCAATTTAATATTGTCCATAAACTCTTTCTTAGTACCAGCATCTTCATTAAATGCACCACGTAACACAGTTGTCTGTGTTAAACTGCTATGTGCTTTAATACCTCTATTCTCACAACAACCATGTGTTGCTTGAATGTAAACACCAACATTTTTAGTACCTGTTGCTTTTTGAATCTCGTCAGCAATAACATTATTAAGTTCTTCTTGTAGTGTACCTCGTCTAGCACACCATTGTGCAATACGTGTATACTTGCTAAGACCAATAAGTTTATCTGCGGCAATAATACCAATGTATGCTACACCAACAACTGGTTGATGATGATGTGAACAAACACTTCTTAGTTCGCTTCGTACAACTAACATACCTTCATAACCATTTTCAATATGATTAGGAAATGCTGTTGCGTTAGGCATAGGATCATAACGTCCTTGCATTAATTCATTAATATACATTTTAGCAAGACGTCTACCAGTGTCCATACTGTTAGGATCATTTGCTCTGTCAATAATTAAACTGTCTAGTACTGCTTCGAACTTAGGTGTAAGCTCGTCGATCAGTTCTTGCTTGTCGCCTTCTTGTAACACATGACTAATATTGTCACCTGCCCAATATCTAATGCCTGCGTCTTCTAAACGGGCTTTTATTTGTTCACTTTTACTCATTTACTTCTCCGATGTTTAGGCAGTGGATTGCCGTTAATAATACAATGCACAATAAAGTTATATTATACATTGTATTTAGGTTTTTGTCAACCATTAAAATATGTGTTTAACATATCTAGACGATCGTGTGCTGTAGCCATTGCATCCAGTTCTTTTTGAATAGTTTCAATAATATCTGAATGTTCGCCAATGCCAACAACCTTTTCCATATACACATCGATATTAGTTTTGTGTAGTTGGATTTCTGCTTCGGCATGCATCCGTGCCGCTTTAATCATTTGTTCTTTCAACATAATTTCCTTTCTTGTAGTTGCCTTTTTCAGGGATTACGTGTCTTACGCCGCCGCGTGGATCATCCATATCGCCATCGCGCCTAGGAATTAAATGAACATGAGGATAAGCAACAGTTTGTCCTGCGGCCTCTCCACAATTTTGTCCGATGTTGAACGCATCACAATATCCGCGATCAACCCAATCGTAGCCCCATTTATATGCGGCTTCGAAACACTTACTTAAATCCTGCCATGTTTGTTCTTTGGGTACAAAAAGGATATGCCCTTCTGTAACAGGATAACCGTCTTTGTAGACTGTAAAGTCTTTTGTATCAATTAATACATCAGTCCATGGTTTCATAAAATTCTTCCTCAACATATCGTTTAAGTTCATGATCACCTATATTATTAGGTACTCGTTTTTTATAAAAAAGTTCATAACTATCAGAACCATACTTGCCTATACCGTATAGTTCTGTAGCATCTTCACCGTCCCAGTCTTTAAATTGTTCGCTCATTCGATACAGTCTTTCTGATCGAACGTGTTTCATACCTAAAGGTTCAATTACTTCTTCAATTTCTCTGCGTGTTGCATGTACTAAAGAATCGTGTGTACTCCATTTAGCAAAGAACTTAGGTAGTACTGCTTTAACTTGTTTACGATTAGTTAAATTTAAGCATATGACTCCAACCATGTGTTGCCATACATTGTCCACTTGTTGTTGTACCATTAGATCATCACGCATAATCGGCAATATTCTCCCAAGGATAAACAAGCCAAACATCTTGTTCTGCTTTGTTTACTTCGTGACATGAATAACTTACTTTATCAAAATTACTTGCAAG